AGGTGCCCTTAATGCGGGGCACTTTGCCACCCAGATGGGGCTACGTGGTCGCGGGCTGATCGAGAAAAAGCAATGGCTTTCCCTCGTCGATGCGATGACGCGGCCGACGCACGCCGCACTCCACCTCGTGAAAATCCCGGTCTTGGCGATGTTTGACATGGGCGGGGAGCCAGCACCGTACCCTGGACATTTCAGCTTGTCGGGGAGAGAGAGATGCAACTGCCGTTGCACCAGCGTGTCTGTTGTGAAATAGAAAAGGTATTGACAGGTGCCGCAGTCCAATGATAGCCTCGCCGTCAGAATCGACGCTGGCAAGCAGACGAAGCCAATCACAACTCGGTGCCGCAAGTTAGCCGGAGAGGCAATGGATGCCTTGAGCGAGCAGATTGAAGCGTTGGCAGGCAGGAGTTTCCACGGCACGAGTGGCATCGAGTTGGCTTGGGAAGACGGGCAAATCGTTGAGCTGCGGCTGCCAGTGAAATCACGGCGACGATAGCGACCGGGTAGCGGACTAACCGAACCCTTACCAGTCTTGGCTGGTTAGGGTTTTCTTTTTGGAGCGAACGATGAAACAGAACGTCAAGACAATCTTTGACCGCCTGACAGAGCGCAATGATGAAGGGCGTAACCGCTGGGGGATCGGCACGGCCGATGTCTACCTCCGGCAGGTTGCCAAGTCACTCGCCGGGACCGTCACACCAGACGAGTGGAAGCGGGCACTCAAAGATGCCTCGGAGCGTCTCACTTATTGCTCGCCCGATATGCAGCCCACCGGAATGGACATTGAGCCGCCGAGCGGCCTTGAGTTAGAAGCCGACTTCGAGCTCAAGGCGGTAAGGACGGCCACGGGAGATGTCCTTCACATTGCTCTGCCGATCACGAAGCGCACTCGCGGCTCAGTCGAGGGTGCGATTGGCGAGTTCGACGCCATCGTGACAAGCAGCCGGGTGGACAGAGACAATGACATTCTCGAACCGAAAGGCGCGCAGATTGATCCCAAGTTGCCGCTTCTCTGGCAACACACCCCTTGGGAACCCATCGGAAAGCTCGTCGAAGTTTTGGTTCAGAACAGCAAGCGGATCAAAGCCCGCTTCGCCTTTGCCGACACCGCCCTCGCGCGAGACGCCTTGGTGCTGGTCGAGTTCGGCGCGTTGCGAATCTCGCACGGCTTCCATCCGATTGAGTGGGAGGACCGAACGAGCCGCGAAGGCGACTGGCTCGGCTTTCATATTCTCAAGTACGAGATGCTCGAAGTGTCGCTCGTCTCCGTGCCGTCGAACGTCGATGCTGTCATTACCGCCTTCACCTCCGACAAGCTCACCCACCCGAGCGTCAAGGGTTGGGCGAAGTCACTTCATGACGCACGGCCGACAATCGCGAAGGGCGTCACCTTAGCGACCGGCGAGGAAGTCAAGGAGGTGGAGATGGATGTCATTCTGCCGGAAGCGGAGGGCACGAAGGCTGGCCGCTCACTATCAAAGGCGAATGAGACTCGCTTGACGGATGCCCTGGCCGACACCGAAGAAATCATTAACTCGGAGGGGGCATCGCGTAGCATCGTTGCTCTCGCCGAGCGCGTGAAAGAGAAGTTGGAAGCAGTGCTCGATTCATTGACCTCGGACGAAGGCGAAGAAGGCAAACAATTCGAGGCAACGGTCGAGAAAACATTGGTTGGCATCGGTGACGTGCTCGCGTTCCTTGCGGTCGCGACAAAGGACGATGCCAGCCGAGCGCAGCGTGTCGTGAGTGGCAGGTTGACAATCCTTGATCGTGAGGAGTTGGCTGGCCTGCTTGATCTATGACTCTTTTTGGCGGAACCGTCCGCTGTAATCCTTTAGGAGAAACGTGATGAACGAAAAGCTGAAACAGTGGCTCATTGCCAAGGGCAAGGTTTCCGCCGATGCCTCGGACGAGGAGTTCCAGGCAGCGTTGGCGGCCGCGCTCGAAAGCAAAGAGCTGTCCGATGAGGAGTATGCCAAGATGGCGGACTCGACACCGGACAGAAAGAAGGAGTTGGCGGAGATCGTTGGCGGAGCCGTGGAAGCGGCGAACAAGCCGGTGGTCGAGGCGATTGGCGGCCTGACGAAGGCGCTCACCGCCACGCTGACCAAAGACGAGGACGACGATCCTCCGGCCGATCCTCCGGCCGATCCTCCGGCCGATCCTCCGGCCGATCCCCCTGCCGACGGCGAGGACAAGGGGGTGGACATGGAGGCAATCGTCGCGAGGGTCAAGAAGGAGGTTCAGGCCGAGTTCGGCGAATCGCGAGTGCAGCCCGATCCGATGGATTCGGGGGCGGTCATCGCTCGCGCGGCAAGCTCCGTGCGCGTCAAGGCGGCTGCGGAGCGGTATGCGCACACCCGCTCGGCTCTGATCTGCCCGAAGATGGCAACGCCCCACACCCCGCATCCGCGCGCGGGGCAGCAGGCGCTGGACCACAACACCACCGGCCGCCCGCTGGATCAACTGAGCCAGCGCGACTACGCGCGGATCGGTGCGTACCTCAAGTTCATCTCGCCGCTCGGTTACAGGGGCAACCTGAGTCGAATGCCCGACCACGAGCGCGATCTCGTCCTCGATACGATCCACAAGGAATTGTGGTCGGGGGACATCGGCTATCGCAGCGAAACGAGCCCCGGCACGCACAAGCGGTACAGCCGCTTGACGGAGCGCGAGATGAAGGCCGTGCTCGACGATGCGACGAGCGGCGGCTCCTACGCTGTGCCGCAGATTCTCGAAGACGCGGTGATTACCACGCCGATCCTTTACGGCGAGGTCTTCCCGCTGGTCGAGGTCATCCCGGTCAACCAGGGTAGCCAAGTGGACGGCTTCAAGTTGACCGACATTGCCATCACGTCCGGTCATGGCTCGGGCAATGTCGAAGGAACGGCAATGTCCCTTGCCTCTACTGCCTCGCTGATCTCCAACTTCGACACGTCGATCTTTGCTTGCACGGCAGGGGTCGAGTGGGGTCGTGATTGGGAAAGCGATGCCGTGGTCGAGTTCGGCCGACTGATGACCGAGCGCCTCGGCGAGAAGCTCAAGGAGTGGCTCGACAACCAGATCGCTAACGGCGACGGCACAACCGAGCCGACTGGCGTCTTCAGCGCGAGCGGCATCTTGAGCGTAGCGGCCGCCAATGGAACCTCCGGCCCTTACACCATCGGGGACATGGAAGACCTCGCTTGGAAGGTGACGAAGGCATACCGTGCCAGCAAGGGTGGGAACCGCTGTGCGTTCCTCGGCACCGACACCGCCTACAAGCGGGTTCGGAGCGTGCCGATCACGACCAGCGATGACCGCCGAATCTTCGGCTACAACATCCAGGATTACGAGGTACTGAACTACCCGTTCAAGGTGCAGGACGACATCACGAACGGGCGCATCTGCTTCGGCAACTGGGCGTGGTATCGGATGTTCCGCCGCCTCGGTATTCGATTCGAGACGGCCACCGAGGGCGAAACCCTGATGCTCAAGAATACCAAGATTCTTGTCATGCGGGCGCGCTACGGTGGTCAGCCGACGCAAGGCGGCGCGTTCTCCAAGATGACCGACGGTGCCCAGACGGGCTGATCGAACTTGTCTGAGATTCACGGCCGGGGTGGCGCTCGCCTCCCCGGCCTACTCAGACGCCTCTTGTTTTACTGCAACCCCAAACTATACGAGGAACCCCCATGTCTGTTTATGTCAAGACTGGCGAGATCGGTGTTGAGATCGGCGACGACTTCAACTCCAACCCTGACTTCAAGCCGCTCTCAATTACGCTGCGCGGCAGGTGGTCAGCAAACCATGTGCCCCGTGGCACGACGGCAAAGCACTCACCGCTGTTGAAGCTCCCCGACCTTCCTGGGATGCACCTTTTTCTCAACGTGGACGAACGAACGGCGCGAGTCGTCGATCCGCTCCAATATGAGGAGAATGCATCTATCAAGTTGGCATGGCGCGAGTATCAGGCCAACCTGGAACCCCTGCCGGAGCAAGTCATCGAAGATTTAGATGACCAGCAGGTGGCATCATGGGTCTACTAAATCGGTCGCCTGATCGAGAAGGGCGAAGCAACAATGCTGGACGGCTCGGCAGCGTTGCCCGACATCGACGATCTGCCGGGTGACCCAATCATTTCTCCGTTCAACGCTCGCTACGGCTTGCCTCGGACTCTCGGCGAGATGAAGTTGTTTCTGGACCACACAAACATCTTCGAGCGAATGCGCCGTGATTTGCAAGAGGAGGCTGAGCCAGCGCGTCAGTGAGAAGGGAGGGGGCTGTGCATATAGGTGTGGTATACCCCACCGTGAAACGCTGGCCCAAGATGAGGTGGGTCGCTTGTGCGTTTAGGCGTCTCGGTCATACCGTGACGGAGGTATCAAGCCTCGACCAGCTCGCCTCACTTGAGGCCGATCTGGTTCTGTTCGCGCATCGCGGGGCGGGGCTGAATCATGCCGACGTGATCGCCCTCTCAAAGAAACGACAATGCCCGTGGGTTATGTGGTGGTTTGACTTGCTCGCAATCGAGCCGGGCAAGCCGCTCGCGGAGCAAAGCACCCTGCAAACCTACACCTCTCAGCGAATCTGGGAGCCGAGCGATGACTTGCAGGTTATGCGAATTATGGATGTTGTGTTCGTCAAGGAGCGAGGACTTCTCGCTCAATACCGCAACCTCGGCGTGAATGCCGAATACCTGGACCAAGGGTGCCCGTCATGGATAGGACAATGCGAGCACCGGGAGATTCCCGAGTGGGATGTCTTGATATTCGGCAACACGAGCAAGGCATGGAAGCAACGACGGCACGACGTAAGCGACTTGATTGCAGCGGGGTTTGCGGTAGCTTGGGCTGGGCACGCGGCAGGGGCACCGCCCTCCGCGTGCCTGCCCTTGCCTTGGTGCCCGCCAGCCGGGTTGCCAGCGTTGGCAAGCAGGGCCGCTGTTGTCCTGTCTGTGTCGATGCGAAGCGACGTAGAGGGCTATACGAGCGACCGCCTGTGGCTCGCGATGGGTATGGGTGCCTGCGTTCTCGCGCGAGCGTGGGATGGCCCACCAGCCGGGCTGCCTGTCCGAATATACTCGACCGAGGCGGAGATGGTCCTCGCGGTCGAGCAGTTAAGGGCAGACAGAGGTAGCCGTACAGCTCAAGGGATTGCCAACCGGCGATGGGTGGAAGACAACCGAACAATCACGCGACAATGCGAAAGGTTACTAGAACGATGCAAACCCCTACACAAAGCAAAGGTGTCTGCCGGACATGCAAAGGGACCGGCACCGTAAAGTCGACGGCGCGCGGAGGAAAGGCGGCGTGCCCCGCATGTGGAGGAACAGGGACGAAGCGATACCAAACAAAAGGGGGCGGCACCAAGAGGGCAAGAAGCTAGGAGGGCAACATGGCACTCGGCGAGGAAATTCAAGCGATCCGCAAAGACATCCAAGACATCCATGACGGGCAAGTGCGAGTGGAGACAAAGCTCGAAGCGATGCAGCCTGTTTGCGCAAAACGGTTCGACAGCCTGGAAGTCACGATTTTCGGGAACGGCAGCAACGGACTCAAGAGCGATATGACTCGCTTGAAAGTTTGGATGTGGATGGGTGCTGGCGTGTGTGGCCTTGCTGGCACCGTGGTAGGTTTTCTTCTTGAGAAGTATTTTGGATGACTGCGTTAACGACTTATAAGAACTTCTCTGTTCTCGACAACGATGACCCTTCCGGGGCGGCTGGTAATGCTTTCCAAGACAACTGGAAAGTCGTAGCCGATCATATTGCCTCTACTTCTGACCCTCACTCGACGGGCAACAGCAAAGTCGGTATTGATGCTGGTGCCACTCCCGGTTATCTAGGTGCCGCTGGTAGCGACGGTGTGTTGCGAGTTGCTGATCCTCTAACCTATACAGACGGTGGTGACTACGCGACCCTTGGCGTTGATGAATCAAAACTTGACCACGATCAGCTTCTAAACTTTGCCGCTGATGAACACTTTACGGTGGGGTCGATTAACCATACTGCAATTCAAAACGTGGGCTCCAATACTCACGCACAGATTGACACACACCTTGCAAGTACGGCGAACCCACACAGCGTCACCTATGCACAGGTTGGGGCTGATCCAGTCGGGACAGCAGCAGCAGCAATATCCGCCCACGAAGCAACCTACAATCATGGTAACTATAATTCCCACCTTCTTAATACTGCCAACCCTCACAGCGTCACCTATGCGCAAGCAGGGGCAATTCAAGACGCTGCCGACACAGTAAAGGACACGCATATTGACTGGGGGACAGGTGTAAGCCAAGTGAGTGCAGCCGATGTTCCGATTGCCGATGCTGGTGGTCTCATTGCTGGCGAGGAA